GTTGAGACCTTCACCGTCACTGCCCAGACCGCTCGTCTCAGTCAGCAACCAGTACCGATGGAAGTCATCGGCGTCCTGAAGTTCCTCGCTCGCCGCTCCAGCGCTCAACTCCAGATGCAGACTCCAGCAGCTGCCAAACGATTCTGTTCCGACGCCCAACTGCGGAAGATCGGCCTCTGGCAACCCGGCAAGGACCACGCTCGCGACGCCATCCGGCACCTCATCTTGGGAATAGTTACCCACGGGACTGGACAAGCACGCGAAGAGTTGATACAATCTCTAATATGACGACGACACAGACAGGACGCTGATGCCTCACGTCCACGTCAGACACGACACCCCCGCCAAGCGATTGGACGTGTCGTGCGATTGGTCTGACAAAGAACTGATCAAGACGGTGCCTGGCGCCCGCTGGGATGCGAACCGGACGGTCTGGCACGTACCGATGACTTGGGCTGCTGCCGTGCAGCTCAGAGGTACGTTCGGTCACCGCCTCACGATGGATGACGTCGTAAGGGATTGGGCGCGCGTTCGCAGAGAAGAGGTCGAGACGGCGCGCAAGTGGCACGACGTCATCGATCCTGGCGTGGAGGTCGAAGGCCTCTACCCTTGGCAGGTCGCTGACTACTACTGGGCGAACGCCGCCGGCAGCGGGATGTTGCTCGGTAACGATCAGGGAACTGGCAAGACGATGGCCGTCGAGGTCGCTCTCCGCAGTATGGAAGGCGCCCTGCCCGCCCTCGTCATCTGCCCGAATAGCGTCAAGCGAGTCTGGGAAGCTGAAGCGGCTCGAGCGATGCCGGATGTCAACGTGTACGTCATCGGCGGGGGCGCTACTGCTCGACAGAAGACGATCGCTGCCGGACTCGCCGATTCGCGTGGCGTACTCGTCATCAACTACGAATCACTGCGATCTCACTCTAGGCTTGCGCCTTACGGCAGCATTCGGTTGAAGCGGTGCCAGGCTTGCGGCGGTGAAGACCCGAAGGTACGCCCCGCTCAGTGTCATAGTCACCACAAGGAACTGAACGGTACGGGCGTCATCAAATCGGTCGCGATCGATGAAGCGCACCGTTTGAAGGATCCGAAGAGTCAGCAGACACGAGCCGTGTGGGCAGTCTGTCACGATCCCTCTGTGACACGTCGGATCGCCATGACCGGCACACCGATCGCGAATCACATCGGCGATCTCTGGTCGATCATGCACGCCGTCGCGCCAGACGAATACCCGACACGTTCAGCCTTCCTCGACCGCTACGCACAGATGAGTTGGAACGCCTTCGGTGGACTCGATGTCGTCGGCCTTCGACAGGACCACGCTGCCGAGTTCTATTCCTTCTTCGACGCCCGGTACCGTCGCATCACCAAGGCGCAGGCTGCACCCTGGCTGCCAGATAAGTACCGCAGCGTCAGGTACGTGTCACTGCCGACAAAGATGCTGAAGGCGTACCGGGAACTCGACGAGCAACTCATCACGCGGCTCGATGACGGAACGATCGTCTTCGCATCCAACAACCTCACGCAATCAACACGTCTCCTCCAGATGTCGTCTGCTTATGGGACAGTTGAGGCCGATGGACGGTACATCCTCACCGAGCCGAGTCCGAAATTGGACGTGATGGAGGAAATCCTTGCCGAGCGTGAGGGCCGTCCACTCGTTGTCGCGGCACTCAGTCGTCAACTCATCGATCTCGCCGCAAAGCGACTCGAGAAGAGTGGCGTATCGTTTGGCCTGATCACGGGCGCCATCCACGAGAGTGACCGGAGACGGAACCTCGATGCCTTCCAAGCAGGCCGGCTCGCGGCGTTGCTGGTGACCATCGGAGCGGGCGGTGAAGGCCTCACGATGACAGCGGCTGACACCATTCTCTTTCTCCAACGGTCCTGGAGTCTCATCCAGAACTTGCAGATGGAGGACAGGGTGCACCGCATCGGCAGTGAGATTCATGATGCCATCCACGTCATCGACGTCATCACGGAAGGCACGATTGAGGAGGACCAAATCTTGAGAATACATGACAAGTTGACACGCCTGGAAGAGGTCCGCCGTGACGGGCTTGACTTCGCTGTCGCCGGGTCCGACGATCTACGAGTAACAGAGAAGAGTACATCATGAATCACTCCACCACCATCCAATGGACGCTCCGCCTCGCGGACGCCGCGCTCATTCATGACACCTTGCGCGACGCCGCCCGCCAGGCCGAGCAGAGCGCCGACTACTTGGAAGGCCCTCGCTACGCCGAACAAGAGCAGGCCAAACAAATGGCGAAGCCAAAAGAGGAACGGGGCGCACCGTGGACCCTGTCCACGCATGATCTCGAACGCATCGGTGAGAGCAGAGCCAAGGCCGCCAGACTCTATGACCTTGCCGAGGCGTGATGGCGAAGGCAGAGATCACCGTCACGGTGAAGGACTTCGACAAGGTCAAGGAGCTGTTCGAAGCGGCCTCGGCCGTGCTTCCGTACGTACCTCGAGGGCGACGACAGTCACGTCTCGCTCGCGCACTCACGGCCTTCTCGGAGGAGTCATGATCGTCGCATTCGACTTCGACGGCACTGTCTGCGACAGCATGGGCGGATTGGAAGACCTCGCCGTGAGTGTCATCCGACGTCACTGGGACATCGCTGACGAAGATGTGATCCGGGAACGGTACCGTGAGACGGCGGGCGACCCATTCGACGTACAGTTGCCGCGAATCATGAGTTCCAACGGCCGTGAGGTGAGTATTGCTGCCGCGGAATACGCCATCGAGAAGATCAACGTAACAATGCAATCAGCACCGAAGTGGAACGTGATCGACGTCATGAGTGACTTGGTCGTTACCGGTGCAGGGGTTCACGTTATCTCATCCACGACGGCGCCACTGATTCGTATGTGGCTGCGGAAGCACTTCGACAAACTTGAGTATCGCATTCACTGTCACGGCATCGACATGGGAACGAAAGTCGAGAACCTCACGAGGTGCCAGCCGGACTACTTTGTCGGTGACAGCGTTAGTGATTGCATTCGCGCCGCGCAAGTTGGAGTCAAATTCTTCCACGTTGACTCAATCGAGGACCTCCTCGCCGAGGTACTGAAGTGAGTGCAGAGGCATACCGCGAACTCTTCGTCGACTTCTGCCGAGCCGAACTCGCGAGCGGCGGTCCCGATCCGCAGGTGACACTCGTCGGCCGTGCTGTCCGAGAGCGAACGGATCTCGTGCCGGCCGAACAGGCTGTCAGGTGCGGCTTGTTTGTCGTGCCATACACAGTCGGTGCCGGAGCAGTCCTTTGGAATCTCCGCGATTGGGGGCAGGCAGATTGGGCGTCCTTTCTTATCGAGCACAAGGACGGATTCCCGATGCGACGTGAGCGTCGGTCGGTCTGGGGCGACGACCGTCGCAAGTTGATGGAGTCCGTCGTGTCATGGATCGACTTCTGCTATCGCGTCCTCCCTGACGCAGCCGACGGTACGTACGATGAGTTGTACGCGAGCATCGGCAAATACGTGAAGTACTTCGGCAGGTACGCGACGATGAAGGTCATTGAGACGATGCACCAGGCCGGCCTTCACGTCCCGGCGCAGTCGTCGATCGTCGCCAAAGGTGCGAAATACCCTCGGAAGATGCTCGCAATGTTATTCCCTGAGCATGCCGAACGGATGAACTCGAAAGCGAACGACACCGAGACGATCAAGCTCGCAAATGATCTCGCCTACATGGCGTATCAATTCATCGGCGAGCGCGCAACATGGTTCCAACTCGAGACCCTCCTCTGTAACGCTAGGCAGGCGCACGATGGTAAGTACCCGGGCCGGAGTCACGATCGCGAGCTCGCGCACTGGCGGAAGGCCAATGGGTACTTCAGGCGAAAGGGGATGGACCTTCGAGAAGTCATCCCATTCTACGGACTGCGGCAGACGCTGTTCCCGCACGAGTATCTCGGCGAACTTGGCGCTCCGCCCTGGTGGCAGTCGAGAGAACACCTGGAAGTCGCCCAGAAAGAGAAGGTACGCGGTGCCCTGGCAGATCGATGATCAACTGTGGGTGTGCGGCACACCGACTCTTGAGCAGACTGTTGCGCGCAATTGGACAGCAGGCGTCACGGTTTGCACCAAGTTGCCACCCACTGACGTGCGTAACGTACTTACATGGTGGCAGCACATTCCCGTGAGAGATGGGAAACGTCTTCAAGTTGATGACTATGTTCGTGCTCGTGATTACGTCCTGGCAATGCTGCAGAACGGACATCGCGTCGTCATCAACTGTCTTGCCGGCCGTAATCGCTCATGTCTCATCGCCGCTCTCGTCCTGATGGAGCGATATCAAATCGACGGCGCGAGTGCGGCGTACATAGTACGTGCTCGCCGACCGAACGCACTTGTCAACCCGGTCCACCTCGAGTGGCTCACGAGTCTGGAGGCTCGAACATGATTGAACGTCAAGCAATGCGCAGCACCAAGAAGGAACTCACCGATTGGCTCAACGAGGACGTCGTCGAGTTCGTCATCCGACGTCACAAGCACGACGGCCAGTCATATACCGAGATCGCGGCAGAACTGCGCAAGAGCGGATTCTCGGTGACGACGAAGATGCTCGTCAACTGGGTGTATGAGAGCAAGAGGACGAAGTGATCTCCGACGACGATCGCGAATTATGCGGCCCGAGTGTCGACATCTGCGCATGGTGCAGCGATTCCGAGTGTGATGGGATCTCGTGCATCGCATCCCTTGACGTAGAGAATGCTGAGGATCACCCAGCGATCGAGCAACTCCAGGCATGGATCAGACGTGGTCGTTTCTTCGAGCAAGTTGAGCGAGTTCTTGCGGAATCTGAGAATCGTCCAATCCCTTCAAGGTGGGGATCATGATCCTCAACATCCGCGGCTCGTCGTGCAGCGGCAAGTCCACCAACCTCTATCGCCTCCTGCAGGACTATCCCTCAGTTGAGGTGTGGGAGAAGGTCGGCTGGAACAAGGTGAAGCCTCGGCAGGTCGGTCACCTTCTCGCCGGCGGGTTGTTCATCGTCGGTCCGTATGCATCGACAGCAAAGACCGGCGGGATGGACATGTTGATGCCGGGTAAGACCGAACTCGTCACGAGTTGGCTCGAACGAAATTGCGCGATCTATTCGCATACATGCTTCGAGAGCATGATGGCGAGCCTGGCGATCGGTCGCTATCACGAACTTCGCAAGCGCCTCGACGTTACGCTCGGCGTCCAGAACAGCATCACATTCGCCTTCCTTGACACACCGCTCGAGGTCTGTCGTGAGCGCATCCTGTCCAGGAATGACGGGAAGGGACCGACCGGGAAGGGCATCAACGAGGAAGCGACCGTCGATCACCAGTGGAAGCGAGTCCGACAGATCAGGGAACGCTTCGTTGAGAAGGGCGAGCGGTGCGAAACCCTCCCGTACGAGTCGTCGTATGAGGTGATGATTGCCCTCCTCATGTCCGGCGGGTGGGACCCCTTCTCGTCACCACCGCCTCAGCACGCCAAGGTCAAGACTCGGGTCTCACTCGAGCAGGTGTACCGCGAAGTCGCGGCTGGTCAATACCCTGATGCGGACCCAGATCGCATCCAGCGATTCAAGAATGAAGTCGCGAAACACTCTGAGAAATTCCCACAGGTGTAGATATATGACTAAGAGAAAGAACGGGTATCACCGCATCTTCATCGAAGCAAACGGCCCAGGACCATGGCCGTGCTACGGATGTGACGAGTTAGTCACTAAGTTGCTCATACACCACTTGGATAAGGACGCATCGAACAACGACCCAAACAATCTTGTCGCGATGCATAGTCCATGTCACCACAGATTGCATCAACTTGGAAGGAAACACTCAGACGAGTCGCGCCAGAAGATGAGTGAAACGCGATTAGGTAAGAAACTCTCGCCGGAACATAGCCGAAGAATTGGTGAAGGACATCGCGGGAAGATCATTTCGGCTGAACACCGAGCTGCATTACGAGCGTTTCGGCTCGGGAGGCCTATGGTGCAACGTCTGTTCAAGTGCGGTGATTGTGACTTGATAACAATCGGATCAGCTCTTCATCCACACCAGAAAGCGACAGGGCACCAGGGTAAGACTGAGGTTGGCACGACATGAGGTACTTCACCAACTCGGAGATGTCCACCTTCCGCGACTGCCGTCGCAAGTGGTGGCTGGGGACATACCGTCGGCTGCGACCAAAGGCGCGAAAGTTGGTGGGGCCAGCACCAATCGGATCTCGGACGCACCAGGCGCTCGCGCAGTGGTACGTGCCAGAGGGTACACCGCGAATGGACCCGCGTGAGGCGCTTGAGGCGATCATCACGCAGGACAGGGCGGACCTGCTCGCCTCACTCGGCGAGGATGAGGTCGCGAACGGTGAGACCGTGAAGGAGTTCGAGAAGGAGAATGACCTTGTCCGGGCGATGATTGAGGGATACGTCCAGTGGCTCGAGGAGACCGGCATCGATAGCGACTACCGGGTCATTGGCAGTGAAGTCGCAGTTGAGTACAAGTTTGCTGATGGGCTCTCGATCGCAGGTCGGATCGACACGCAACTCGAGCGGATCAGCGATGGCGCACATCTCGGCATGGACCACAAGACGGGCGACTTCGGTAATCTCCGGAAGCAACTACCCATGGACGAGCAGATGTTGTTGTATGAGATTCTCAGGCGACTGACAACCGACGGTCGTAGCGACGGCATGCTGTTCAACATGATCCGGAAGGTGAAACGAACAGCCGCCGCCAAACCACCATTCTACGAGCGCCTCCCGGTGCCATTCAATCAGCACCAAATCAACAGCGCATGGTACCGGGTGATGGCGATCATCAATGACATCCTCGCTGTGACCGCTCGGCTTGACTCAGGGGAGTCTCACCTTACTGCGGCGTACCCGCGCCCGAACAAGGATTGCTCGTGGAAATGTGAATTCTTTGCGGTTTGCACAATGTTCGATGATGGCAGTCGCGCTGAAGACATGATACAATCTCTATACGTCGTCGGCGATCCCCTCGACAGATACCCGGACCTTACAGGAGGGACCGCCGATGAATGACCCGAGGACGCTGAGCATCCTTGTTCACGCCGAGAGCAAGGTTGGAAAGTCCACGCTTGGGGCAACATGTCCCGCGCCGGTCTGCATCCTCGATGCTGAGGGTGGCACCAAATTCTTGCCAGGTAGCCCATACCTCACGCAGAGGCTCGGTCGGCCATTCGTAGTTACGCACTGGGAACCGTCACAGCCACCACCAATTCCCGACGGAACATGGGATGCTGCCGTCGTGACAGTCCGTAGTTGGCAGGATGTCCAATACGCGTGGCAGTGGTTAGCGCAGGGCAATCATTACTTTGCGTCAGTCGTCGTCGATTCGATCACAGAAGTCCAACGTCGTGCCAAGGCAAACTTGAAGGGCACTGAAGCGATGTTGATCCAGGACTGGGGTCAACTCCTCACGGTTATGGACACCGTCATTCGCGGATTCCGCGACCTTACCATCGACCCGTATAACTCGATTCGGGTTGCGATGTTCGTTGCTGAGACTCGACAGATCGACGGCAAGTTTCGCCCGTACATGCAGGGGCAAATCAGCACATCCCTTCCGTACTGGGTCGATGTTTGCGGGTATCTCTATGTCGACCAGATCCCGGATGCCAACGGACAGAACACGCAGACTGTTCGTCGCCTGCTCGTCAATCAGACGGCACTCTACGAAGCTGGCGAACGAGTCCAAGGTCTCGTTGGCCCCGTCGTTGATCACCCTGACATCTACCAGATGCTTGAACTTATTTATCCGCACTACACACAACCACAGGAGACAAACGCATGAGCACAATCGACTTCGGCGCCCTCATGGCCGAGGCAGGCGAGGGATTCCAGCCGGTTCCATCAGGACCGTACAATGTTCAAGTCTCGAAAGCCGAGGCAGTCACATCATCGACGGGCAAGCCCATGATCAAGGTGCAACTCAGGATCATCGGCGGACCGCATGACGGCCGACTCCTCTTCGATCAGTTCGTGATCACGGCCGGCAATCCGAATGCTCTTGCATTCTTCTTCGATCACATGGCCGCATTCGGACTCGACCGTCCGTGGTTCGCCCAGAACCCGCCGATGGAGACGGTCGCCGCGACACTCATGAACCGGCAAGTCGCCGTCAGCGTGGGTATCAAGCAGTTCAAGGGCAGTGACCGCAACGAAGTCCAGGCATACAGTGCTATCGCTAGCGGGCAGATCGGCGGCGTCGCACCGACCGGATACGGTCCTGGCGCCGGTGTTCCGCAAGCCGCTCCAATTCCGCAAGTCGCGGCCCCCGTACCGGTCCCTCAGGCTCCCGTCGCGGCCCCTGTTGCACCTGCCCCCATCGCGCCGCAGGTCGTACCTCCGCCGGCCGCGATCGCGCCGCAGGCTCCCGTTGCTCCTCCGGCGCCAGTCGCCCAGGTCCCGCCGCCGGCACCTGTCGCACCTCCTGCGCCTGTCGCTCCCGTCCAGGAAGTGCCGCAGGCTCCAGTCTCACAGGCTCCCGTTGCTCCGGCACCGGTCCCGGCCGCTCCGTACTCGGCCAACGACGAAGAGCCGTTCTGATGGCGGCCCCACTCTCGATTGAGGTTCCGATCAGGATCAAGTCACTCGACGTACCGATCAACCTGCAACTCAATGTCACCGCGAATCTCGCGGTCGAGATGGAGGCAGATCGGTCCAACTTCGAGGACGTGGGTGACTTCCACCGTAAGTTCGACCTTCACACGAGTGACGACTGTGTCGGTCCCACCAACATCACAGACGAACTCATCGAGTTCAGAACGCAATTCATGCAAGAAGAGCTTGATGAGTTCATCGACGCCATCAACCGGATGGATCACGCCGACGCATTTGATGCCCTCATCGATCTCGTCTATGTCGCGATGGGCACCGCCCACCTCTTCGGCTACCCGTGGCAGGATGGTTGGGACGAAGTCCAACGGGCGAACATGACCAAGCAGCGTGCAGCGACAGCAGATCAATCCAAGCGCGCCAGCACCTGGGACGTCGTGAAACCTCCGGATTGGACGCCGCCGGACATCGCCGGCGTACTCAAGGAGGCCGGGTTCGATGTGTCATCACTAGAGGAGAGCAAATGAAGGAACTAACCCAATCCGAATACGATGAGTTGGTCCGCAAGGCCGGTAGCTACAACGACGACGCCCGCTTCGTGAAGATGATCGCGCGAGGCGCCGCCGTGGTGCTCGTCGTGCTTGTCGGTCTGATCTTCGTGTGGAAGCTGATCAACCCGCAGTTGATTCTCTACAAGGCCAACACGGAGAAGCAGTCACAAATCGCCATCTCGAAGGCGAAGGCCGACGCCGCCGTCCACGAGAAGCGCGCCGAGATCACGCGCGCCGAAGGTGTCGCTGAGGCCAACAAGATCATCGCCTCGTCGATCACGCCGGAGTACATCACCTGGCTATACGTCGACCAGCTCGATCGCATCGAAGGCCAGATCATCTACATCCCCACCGAGGCCGGCATCCCGATCCTTGAAGCCAACCGACTCGTTCAGGAAATGCAAGCACCATGAACTTCGGTAGCTACCGCGTCGTGGGCGTCTATGAGGACACAATCGAGTTGTGGGATGGTGAGTCCAGAATTGAGCCGACTCACCCGGCGCCCGCGACGATGATCTGCCCTGTCGGCAACCCGCACGCATTCCAAGTCGACGACATCGTGGACCTGGTCGTCGTACTACGAGAACGGAAAGATCCGGATGGTTGACTTCATCGCCTGTCAGAGTTTCGCAGGTGGAATGGACATGGGTGCGACCCTGGCCGGTCTGCGGATGATCCACAAGGTCGAGAACGTTGGCGGGTTCGGTATCCCGAACTGCGACAAGAACCGGCACCTCCTCGGGTACGACTGGAAGTACCAGGCCGAGGCACCAGCAGGCTGGGAGGTTCTCGACGCAGAGGTCGTACTCGGCAACCCGCCGTGTAGCGGATTCTCAGTTGCAAGTAACGTGGAGTTCCGCGGTGCCGACAGTCCAATCAACCACTGCATGTGGGACTTCGCCGACTATGTCGCACGAGTCAAGCCGCAGATCGCCGCGTTCGAGAGTGTCATGCCGGCGTACAGTCGTCCTGACGGTCGCAAGTTGATGGGTGACTTGCGGGAATACCTCGAAGCGATCTCGGGCCTCAAGTACGACCTCACGCACGTCAAGCACGACGCAGCAGCCGTTGGTGGACCGTGCACTCGACGTCGGTACTTCTGGGTTGTCCACCGCATACCCTTTCGTGTCGATCCGACGCCGGTGACTCTGCAACCGACGTGGGGTGATGCGATCGGTGACCTCGTCGACATGCCAGGTGACAACTGGGAGTTCCAGCGGTACGGAGCGATTCCGTCGTCGCTGTGGGCGACGCATCGAGTGCGAGGGCTGGCAGGTACGGACGGGCACTGGTCACCGCCACTCACCGACAGGCGTGGGAGTCGACTCGCCATCCTTCTTGAACAAGAGCCATGGGAGCCTGGCACGAATTACGAAGAGGTCCTCAGACGCAGGACAGTACGGATGGGCGGACATCCTGGTGAACCGTGGACACCGGATGAGATCGCTCAGCACGAACGACGGGGGTGGACATCCGGGTACTTTCCGACCACGAGATGGAAGTGGGACCGCCCGGGGTACGTGATCTACGGCGGCGCGATCGGCAACGTGATTCATCCGTACTTACCAAGACGAATCACGCACCGTGAAGTTGCTCGAGCGATGGGATTCCCAGACACCTGGAAGATCGCGCCGCTCGCCGACGATAAAGGCCTCAAGGACTATTGGGGCAAAGGAATCACCGTACAGTGCGGACAGTTCCTCGGAAGGTACATCAAGCTTGCTGTCGAGGGTGACGTGTCCGAACTCCCGAAAGGTGCATCAGTCGGTGACAGGGAATGGTTCTACGATGTTCGTCCAAGGAGGAAATGATGACTACGCGTGATGGGATCGGCTCTCCTCGGAGAAGGGAAGTCATCGAACGGGATGAGGCGGCCCTCCAACTCATCCACCGACGTGCCGCGGAAGGCCTCTGTACGAGGCTCATCGACATTCGTCGATCGCTCACTGAGCGTGAATCGGGACTGTCCCGAGGGCAGTGCTACTACGTTGTGAAGCGGCTCGAGGCCGCCGGGCACATCGAACGGCGTGCCGGTTACCTCTGGTGCATCGCTGAGGATGGGCTAGCGTGACCCCTCAGCTTGTCTCTCTTTGGAGGAATACACCGTGATGGATAGCTTTGCTGTCATCAAGCGGAATCATGACACGGCCAACAAGGTGCAGTGGATTCTCGGCTTGCTCGACGACCACTGGACTGACGTGCAGGTTGCATTCGGCACGGATGAGGTCGCTACGGCGAAAGTCACCTTGCTCCTCACCGGTGATCAATTGCGGGCATTGGCGGCCGTCGCCTTCCAACGCAATGCACTCCATGACCCTGATTGACGAAGAGATCATCACAGAGATCTCACTCGGCGACGAACGCCCGCACATTGCCTGCTGTCTCGTCGATACGTTCTTCTGCGGTCGGCCGTTCCACCCTGAACTCCTCGCGACTGAGGATGATCAAGAAGATGATTGCTGTAAGACGTGCATCGAGATCCGGTACGAAATGCGATGTCCTCCGCATAACCCGCGACACTCACACTGCCCGCTCATGTTGACGCGTGTTTGTCGCGGCGTATCACACTGATCAGCGCTGTTGCGCCCGCCACAAGGCGGACAGTTCGACGTCGTTGTAATCGCCGTTGGCATAGGTGGACCCGAACGGGTCCTGAGTGTTCTGCTGGTTCTCGTCGATCGATACGTGGCGTCGGCCGCGATCACGCAGCAATGACATGTACCCGGCCCGGTCGAGTTCCTTCATCGGTACACCGGCTGACTTGTCGATCTCAATCGAGTCGCCGTCCTGGGCGTGTTCGATCGAGTCGAGGCCGACGCGATCGATGTGCGGCCCGGGCCAGCGGTCAAGCCTATAGCTGACGATGTACATGTCGGTGATCCTTCCAGATGGTGGAGGTGGCAGGTCAGGTTGATTCTCGAAATCAAGCACAGCCTGTGGGATGACGTCACCTTCAACCCACTGGATGTGCCACGGCTCCGACTGAAGTGACCAAGCGAATCCGAACCGGCGAGCATTGGCAATCAGCCAGTCAAGTGCCGGGGTCCAGCCGACGATCCCAGCCGACGTCTTCAATGCCCCATCGATCGCACAGCCCCACCCGTGCGGTGACGTCCCTGGCACGGCGGCGGTCGCCGGGTATTTCGGTTGCGTCGGAGTACCGATGTTCTTCTTGATCCAGAACTCAGACGCATAACCGAGTGACGGAGCTGCAGGCCACCGTTTCCGATTAGCACTCGGGGCGGCATTGTACGTCGTTTGACTAACCGGCTCGTAACGAGCGAGGAATACCGCGAGCTGAACCTCGTACGTACGGTAGGTATCGGCCACAAATGTCCACCACAGTGTCCACCCTCCTGCCTTCAGTGCCGCATCTGCGAGAGCAAACCATCCACGAGCAACCGTATGATGTAGCCGAGCCAAACTTGCAGTATCTGGTAAGAGTTGTACGAGCAATACGCCATCGATATGGCCATTCGGTTGGCCCATCAGATCAGACGGCGGAACAGTTGACTTGACTGGAAGAACAGCCATGATGATAGCTTACACTGCGCCTTGGAATTGAGTGCCGAGTCGCCATCCAGCATCGCGGGCGAGGTAGCGGATGACAATGATCCCAGATCCACCAGTTCCGCCATTGAGAGCCGGGAAGTTACGTTGTGCCCCGCCACCGCCACCACCAGATCCGATGTCACCCCCTTGCGCAGGATCACCGGCGTCACCACCACCACCATTTCCACCACTTCCAGGTGTAGGGCCGAGGTTACCGCCACCACCTCCACCGCCGCCATAGAATATTGACGACCCTGTACGCAAGCTGTTCGAAATGCCGTCACCACCATTACCAGGAGCACGAGGTGGACTCGTTGCGCCAAGCACGCCAGGGAATCCTGCTTGTCCAGCACCACCACCTCCACCAGCGCATCGTGCATCTTGAACACCATTCCCGCCGTTGAATCCGTTGATACCGGTCGCCGTGCCGCCTGTTCCTGGTGTATTCGGGAAGTTGGTTCCACCACCACCACCACCTGATGCACCATTCCCACCATTGGTCGTGCCGCGACCGCCAAAGCCACCGCCTATAGCTGTGACAACAGCACCAATCGATGAGTCAACACCATTCGTAGCTGGAATACCGGGAGTTCCTCCACCACCAATCGTCAATGCCGTCGTTCCTGTGAGTGCCGCGATCGTGTCCGGCACCACGTCGCCCGCACCACCACCAGCACCACCGATACCATTCTGGGAGTTGCCTCCAGCGCCACCACCACCGACGACGAGCACGTCAATGAACGGCGGGGGGTCGGCGACGAGGGTCAGGTCGCAGGTGAACGTGGTTCGGTTGGCGTCCGTGCGAACGAACGTGTGAACGGCATATGGTCCGTAGAAGGTGAGAATATGTCCGGCAGAACTATGTCCGACGAAGTTCGAGGCATTGTAGCGCGGGCCGAGCGTCATGTCACGTGGTAAGCACGACGCCGATGTTGTTCGCTGTGCCGGCGCCGATGCTCGTGATCTCTAATTGGATGTCATCGCCAACGACAACTGGAACTGCAATGCTGAGTGTTTGAGTTCGCGTCGACGCTGTTGTGACAGAATCGACGACGGAGCTGCCTACGAGAATGTCGATTCCCAAGACAGCCTGTCCATCTGCCATGACGATGATGAAATTGACGAGTGACATGTCGGCGGTAACTGGCCACGGCGGGCCAAGGTCTGTGAAGTTCGCCGCACCTGGCCAGGAGAATGTCGGAAACGCGGATGCTCCGCCACCAGACCCAGGACTGTTGCCAACACTGATCGCGCCCAATCGCTTATTCGGGTCGAAGATCGGATCAAGCGGTCGTAATCCGCGAGTCTGAGTCACGACTGCACCGACCCGCGCACGACCTGATTCCGTCCTCCAAGTTGCTGGAGGAGGCGAGTCGTCTTACGTTCTGGCACATCGAGTTTGGCATTCAACTCGAGGGTCCAGACTGCGAATCCGAATGTCCCCGATTGCGGGTCATCATCCTGGGTGGCTTGAATACTGAGGACCCGAACGACTTCGGTCCCGCCGCCAGCCGCTGGCACCGTGACGTAGTCACCGACTTCGAATGCCTCGTACGGACAATCCGCCGTTGATACCGGTTCGATCACGGCGACGATCGCAGGGTACTGACTCTGTGCGCGACGAAGGAGTTCATTCTCACCCTGGAGGATCGCTTCCATCTCAGATGGAGCGTCAGTCGAGAATCCATCTTCAACAGCAGTCCCATACGCCGTGATGGCCGCTGCGTCTGGTACGACGACGTAGCCACCTTCCCACTGCACCATGAGGGTGTTAGCATACGGAGCTGTCGCACTCCGCTCGAAGGCAACGAGATTCACTCCGGCTGCGAATGTCGCAGCAGACGTCGGACTTGCGGGAGCTCGACCGCGCTCCACGTCGAGAATCCACGTCCCGGGCTGGACGTGCCAGTTGATCCATCCTTGCGCATCGAGTTCTTCGAGCGCGTTCATGAGTGTGGACCAGACCTCAACGGCGAATGTCGGAAGATCAGGTCGTGTGACACTCGCTACTGAAGGACGCCAATCATCGCTGTTTGAGTCATCTGTGGCAGTGAATGTGTTCGAGTTGTAGATCGTCATCGCTCCGCGTGCCGTTGCCTCGTCGATGAGTTTCTGGATGATCTCCCCTGGTGTCCAACCCGGCCACGTATCTGGATCGTACATGCTGACCCACGTGTCATCCGATGTGAGGATGTACGTTGGTGGCACCGAGAATGCATCACCTTCGATGTACGCCGCGAATATGAGTCCGCCCGGGCTGCCGAACGTAGCGCCGCCGGCGAAACTCTCGGCTGGGCACGCCGGCCATACGATTGCAGCGCCGTCGCCGAGATCGGCGTAACTGATGTTGTAGACGGCAGCAGCTACCGTGTATGTCCCAGCCGGAAGCCATACCGTTTGTTCCTTCCAACCCTGCCAGATCCATGCGTCACCATTGAGGATCTCTTCACCGAGAATCGGCACCCCCTCGATGAAGAGAGTGAAGAAGTTGTCGCCTGTCACCGTGAATGTGATAGGCGCTCCGCCGCCGAGTGTGAACTCACCGCGGAAGAAATAGTACCCAGGGTCATTGTAGTTGGGCATGACCGACGAGTCTGGTCTGATCCAGAACGTGTCGACGTAATTCGCAGTTGGGACAGCATCCACCAAGTTGAATGAGTTCGTTGTCCACGGGAATCCGATCGGCGCCGGGTACCAGATTCCATCTGGAGCGATCTGTGCATGTCCGTAGCAATCCATCGTCGTGACGCCGTCGAGATACTCCTGATACGCGACTGCATCGGGCCACGCGCCAGCACCCGGATACGCCGGACTCGCGAAGCTGAACAAGCGCCACGTCGTGCCGATCATGAATTTGAGGTCATACTCTGGATAGGTGATCGCATCATCCATGATGCACGCCCAACCACGACCCGAGATCGATACAACCTGATCAAACTCTTCACCCCGCTGAATCACGCGGTATTGCGGCTTGCCTTCGATCTTGAATGTGAAGCGGACCGTGCCTTCAACGAGGCAATTGACGTATCGTCCCGGGAAGAGTTGTGCACTACCAGCCTCCGACAAGGATAGTGATACCTGACCGCGGCCCGGCCCATTCTCCTCATCGTAGAACTCAATGCCGAATGCATTGGCAAGCGGCGTTCCACTGACGGGTGTTCCGGTGTTGTCGAGCAACTGAGCCGTCATGGCCCTTGGGTACGTCATGCAAATCGGCCGCCCGGGATGCTGATCTGAAGTGTCCCGACCCAAATCGACGGAGAGCACGGATCGGCAGCCGGTGCAAGAGCGTACGATTGAGTGACGACACCATCAACATGAATGTCTGCAGCACGGTTTGCCGCACCGGGCACGGTAAGAGTCGCAACCCGGATACCTGACACCGGAGAAACAACCGGCAGGAAGACGTTCAAGCGTAGGTACTCAAGGTTGGCCCTCAGTGCTGACCGAGTATCCACCGTTTCAGCAGCACCGGTCTGCCCGATGACATCGCCGACAACGATCAATCGTAGATCGTGACGCGTTACGGTCATTCGTCGTGGGTATGCGATGACTCCGGTTGCGCCGGGAAGAACACGATCCTGTCCGCGAACATCGAAATCGGCCCACAGCTTGACGAGTCCGCCTTCACCTCGTTCATCTCCAACGATCCCCCAAGCGCCGTTAGCAGGGTTCATGGAGATGGTACTGATGGTGAGTACTCCCTCGACGTCAGTATTGACAAGTGGCATCAGCGCGGTCCTTGGATCGGTCTGTACTGACTCCAACGAGACGGGTCGTATCGTCCGCCACTCCCGGCTGCGGCGCTCGATGCTGCTACGACTTCACTTGCCGTTTGTCGCGGACTGCCCGACTCATTGATTGTGATGTCATTGTCGATCAAGACTTGAGTGGCAGCCTCTGGCTGGATGATTCCAAGCTGCACGCCGCGATTGATGAAATCCTCGAGCGTCGGGCCGGCACCAGGATTGGGCACACCCTCGGGGCTGATGACACCACCAAGACTGAGGATCATCTGCGTTCTGAAGATGTCAGCGAATGACGCGCCAACGATTTGCGCCATCGCATCGAGTGCGACCGGATCGAACACGAGTTGACTGTTGAAGTCGAGTGTGATCTGACGTTCGGCCTCTTTCGCAGCATCGACAATCTGTTGCGTCGTGTTCTTCTGATCGATCGTTGGCAGAAGGTCATTCGTATCCAGAACATCTTGGATCGCTTCTTGAACAACCATGGCAGCCTCTGGAGTGATGATCGCCTCGGTTGTGACTTCCGCGTGAATCTCACCGATTGCAGCTTGTACCTGTTCCTGACTGAACTCAACGTCGAGTTGCATTTCCGCCTGAAGCGCGTCGAGTTGCGCTTGGAGTCCGAGTACGCTTGCGTCAGCACCCGTGATGTTCGAGAATAGTGTGCCGATTTGCTCCGGGTCGAGGATGCCTGCAAACCACCCTTGGATCTCAGCAGCAGCCTGCGGCGTGAATCCTGACGTCCAATCGAGCGTGCTGATGCGATTGAGTGCCTCGCCGAGTTCCTGACTGATCGATCCATAGACCGGCTCGAGGAGTCCAATGATCTCTTCCGGACTGAGGCCCTGTTCCAGACCAAGTTGGAAGATTGACCCGAGACCCTGCCCAGCTTGCCCGAGTGCCTGGCGAACCATCGCCTCACCCTGTGGTCCACCAAGGAGAAGTCCTTCCTCGATATTGGCACCGATGCTGGGGATATCGAGCACGAGATCGTCGATCGCGCCCTGGATTCCTCCTGTTCCGCCGAGGAAGAACTCATCGAAGGCCTTACGTGCTTCGTCTGCGGCAGCGGTGGCATCCCGTAGTGCCGCCGAGACTTGATCGATCTGCGCCCGGAGTCTCGTCGTCCGCTGATCTTCGAGCCGGCGGATCGCTTCCCGAATCACATCAGCAGTCGCACCGAGCTGTCCGTACTTCGCAATCAACGGGTCGACGGTCTCAGTCGTCTGTTCGGTAACCAAGCCGAGTGCCTCAATGACGCCTGCAAGTCCCTGATCGTTGAGGAGGTCTTCAATCTCTCCGAGCGACAGACCATACTCATCGACAAGAGCACCGACCAAATCACGAGCCTGCTGCCGGACCGACTCTTCAGCAACACGGAAATCGAGATCCGCGAGTACGCCAGCAGGTGATTGCATCGCATCAGTGACGTCTTCCGCGAGGCCGACAAGCGACTGGAGGAACGTGTCAATCGACGCTTCAGGCGGCGGCGTGAGGAGTTCAGCGAGTGCGCGTGCAGCATCATCTGCGACAGTTTCGAGTACTTTGATGAGATCGGTCGCATCTTCGATCATGTCGATCGGAATCTCGATGATCTGCCCGCTTGACAGCCGAATCGGTCTGACTTCTCTCGCGGCGAAATCGGCTAGCAGATCCTTCATCTCTTGCATTGCGCCCAACCAACCCTCGATCTGAGTTGGTGCACCGGCGATAGCGGCGTTGAGTGCGTCGATGATTTCGACCATAGCGCGAGCTCGCGCGAGTTCTTCCTCATTGAGAAGGAAATCAGCAAACTCTGTACGAAGGGCGTCCTTCAATCCAGGGTCAAGGGATAGTCCGCTAAGGAGGATGTCAAATTCTTCAACGGTGTCGATGCCCTGCCGGAGTGTTGGCAGTAGCCGTTCCACTTCCGTGCGAATGCTGTCGACTTCGACCTGATTGAGTGCCGTCAGCTGCTGATCGATACCTTCGAGCAAACCGGAGCGGATATCGCCCGACGGTAATTGCTCGTACTGTGCAGCGAGTTCCAACAGCGACTGTCGCATCTCATCTGCACGGGTGCTGAATTCCTCGAACGTGGGAGATCCGGCGGACAATTCTGCGGATAGCGCACTTGACGCTTCTGCAACCTCACGGGACCATGTCTCGAATTGCTTAGTGCCGCCGAACAATTCGTAGACGCCGCGGGCAAGCGACTGGAACGGCTTCTCGAGCAAGGACACTTCACGATACAGCCAGTCAATGTCGCCTTGAGCGCCTCGAATGGCGGCCGTCCACGCTCCGATTGCGGCAGCACCTAGCGCAAGTGGACCGGCCAACCGAGTAACCGCAGTGATCGCGGCGGCAACTCGCGGGGCAAACCCAGCGAATGCGAGTCCAGCTGCCCCCGCTTGAAGTTGAAGACTTACGAGAGCGCCACGGAGTGCGTTCATTCCTGTGAACCCGGACGCAATCGCTGTTTGGATGTTCATAGCGACAAGCGCGGCGGTAAGAAGCCCAATCGCAACAGCAGCGGCAGGAGCGACACTATCGATAAGTTCAAGAACATCAGCAACAAGTTCGATGCCCAGCGCAGTCGCGTTCAAGACTTCAAGGAGCGCAGGCCCGAATACAAATATGAATGCAGCGCCGGCGTCAAGAATGTCTGGCGCAAGAATACCGATGACGTTAGCAAGTTCTCGAATCCCGTCCGCGACGATTGGGAGAGCGTCTCGGGCGAGTATGTAGAGGACACCGAGGAATCGACCAATCGCTGGGAATGTCGGCTGCAAACTTGAGAACACGTCCTGGACAAGATCGATGGCGCCAGATAGCGCATCACTGACTTCAGATCCAAATATCGAAATCGCACTAACGACACCCTCAAGTGAGTCACCAGCAGTCGCATCGCTGAGCCAACCAGAGAATCTCTCAGCGACTCTGCCAACTGAGTCGGCTAGCGACTGAAGAAGATCATTGAACGGCTCGAGCGCACCTGCAAGCTCAAAGAGACCGTCACCACCTTCAGTCACAAGACCGCGTAAACCTTCTCGGATGTCACCGATAGCCGTTGTCAGCACACCACCGCTGAATGCCCCGATGAACGGCTCGACGATGGCGCTGCCAAGGGCTTTGAAGATGTTCCCGAGACCCTGTACCTGCACACCGAACGTATTGAGGAGTTCCGGAGCGACGTCGCCAAATGTTTCCTGCAGGTGATCGTTCAAGATGGGAATGACGTCTTCGGCGAGCAACAGACTCTGTCTGCCGAGTTCCATCACCTCGCCGGTTGTCTTACCGATGGCCTCAGCAATCACCGCGTACGCATTGATACCGACTTCTGAAAGCTGACGAGCCTCATCACCTTCAAGCCAACCACGGCCCTGGATCTGACCGATCGCTCGGGCCAACTGCGTGGCTCCCTGCGTACCCTTACCGAGCGCTACCGAAGCAAGCGTGATGTTCTCGGCGAGTTCGCTGACAATGTCGTTTGACACATCGAACGTGAGCAGGAGTTGCGCTGCCCGTGACAGTGTCTTCGCGTCGAAGATCGGACTGTCAAGCGACAGTGTGGCGAACTCACGCATCGTGTCGCGGGCCACTTCCATCGACCCTGTGAGAGCTGAGAACAGCGCTGTCGTCCGCTGCATCTCTGTGTTGAATTTGACACCGGCACCGACAAGTTCGGTCGCGATGATCGCAGCCGCTGCTGTAGCGGCGAGTCCGATGCCTGCTATCGCTCGGTTGACAGCACTAGTGTTGGCCGAGACATCGAAATACAGGTCACCAATCTTGGTGGCCATCAGAGTCCTTTACCGAGTGCCGTCCTGAACATGTCAAGCTCGTTTGATACTACCTCGTCAGAAACCTGCTCAGCCATCCCCGGTAGTGGACGTATGAGATCGATCCTCAATTTGTCGACTGCCTTCTTCGGAGCACCGTCAGTCAGGTAGTGCCATACGACATTGAGTGCTTGTCGTACCGGGAGTTCCCAGATCTTCACTCCACGGGCAATCGCCCAACCGTCGAAATCATCACCGACGGCGACCCAGATCAGCCGGACCGCCGCCTCGTAGGGCGGTTCCCGGACTGCCCGAGGAGGTAACGCGCGATCTCGTTGACCTGATCGAGGTCGAAGTCATCGTTGGGATCTTGAAGTCGTCCAAGCACTCGCTCAGCCTGTTCATCGCCGAGACCCTCACCCAACCAGTTGAGGAGATCTCGGACACTGTCACCATCGCTAGACGGCTTGTCGAGTCCGACCGTCGTGATCGCGGTCATGATCAGCGCAGCCCGCTTGGGCGGCGTGAATGTGAACGTCTCGCCGTCAAGTGTAAACTCAACAGCCTGTCGTTCACGCTGCTTGGTAGTGAAGTCCTTCGCCATGACCCTCCAGTCATTCGGACCGAATACGAGGTGCGGTCCGTGTAAACGTGAGACGACGTGACGCCCTCTCGATGCCAGATTGTATCATGTTCTCAGGCGGTGAGGAACCTGGGTGATTGACTGATGGTCCGTAGAACATTCGCCCCTCACGCTGCCAAAAGAATGTGAGCTGCGATGCATTCTTGACGACAATCCTGTGCTCTTTAGACTTCTTGACGGTAACTCTCAGATGAGTGCCTCGCGTGCCGCGTGTAATCGTCGAATGTACTGGCCACCAAGCACCGCCGGCTCGTTCTCTGAAGACGCCCTTGATCTCCTTAGTCACGTTTCCTGCGAATCCTGCAACGACAAACCCGACGGCACCGTCACGATCTTTGAGTTCGCGATCAAGTGCTCGCTTGTCGAGTCGAACGTCAACTGTGGTTTTGAACATCAGCAGTTACATCCGGCCATCCGAAATCGGAATGTCCAAACGCCACCGACGCACTTACCTAACGGCGGAATTGGACGCCAGCTTTCAACGATCAAGTCACGACCTTCGACACCCCAACAGCACATGATGGCACGACGGAGTGCTTGTCGATCATCTTCTTGACGTTGGGCATCTTCTGTGATGAGATCTACATCTGGTAATTCACCGCCGTCTTGAAGGGAACCTTTCTGACAGCGGACGATGCCGAGCTCGACCGTTTCGTTGAGTGGCGCCGCGCAAGTTGTCGGTAGTCCACTCGGCTCGGGCCAACCAACCAGCGTGTCGCCGTGTCCGACCCAGATCTGACCGTTGCCGTGGAGTGTCGCTTCGCACGAATCGTGCGGGGCGTTCAGCCCCGGGTACACGAACTTGCGACATACCGGAAGGTCAATCTCCTCTTCCGCGCAGTCGAGGAGATCATGAAGGGCATCGATCAGATCCGTCATGACGACTCAGAGCAGGTCCAGGTCGTCTGGCGTGGACGCCTGATGTCTGGAGTGAAGACTGCCGACCTCTTCCACGGGCCCATCTTGGCATTGTTCGTCGTGATCCAGTCGTCGATCACCCAGATGCCGGTGAATCCATTCTCGAGACCTGAGAAGTTGTCGATCATTCCCATGGTGAGACCTTCACGAGTGACCGTCGTGAGTCGCTTTGGAAGCTTGCACGTCTGGTCATTACAGATCGACTTTGCGTACTCACAGGCGAGGATTCCAGCGATCAACTCTCCACCTGGCGGGATCGGCTCACCCTTCAAGTATGTGACTGACCAATCACCATGGAAGGTACCGCCATCAAGACGGACCAGGAACGCGTAGTCGTCGACGCGAAGATCGCAGGGATCGATGTCTTCGCCGGCAACGACGAGTTCAAGCGGCTCAGCAATGGGACCCGGAAGGAGAATCTCAGATATCCGACACATCGAGCGGTACCGATCGAAGAGCCAGCAACACTCCTCACTCTCATTCGTGTACGTGACCTCACAGGGACCGAAACGCTGGTTGGTCCACTCCCAGAGGCGATTGATCGCCCACTCATCGACCATGGCCTGGATGTTGTTGTCGAGGTTCTGGTACGGAGCGCAATCTCCGCAGCATCCACTGATGTCCCAGCCACACGCCGGCATGTGAGCAGACTACCACGCCGCTGTGAGGTATTACAGAGGCCCGAGGCTTGCTTCTCGCGATTCAGCGGCCCCTGCGGGGTAAGATATCGCTGGCGCCAATGGCCCGCCGTCCTCGCGGAGGATCGCGAGCATTGCCTCGACGTCGGGTTGAGCATCCGCTGAAACATGATGAACAGCGTGTGTGAGAGCCCGCCCAGCGTCCGGGACACGACCTGCAGCTTGCGCGTAACGGACTACGAGCGCTGTTGCCGGGTCGTCCATCGTTGGCCGCATCACCTTTCCGTCGACAGGTGGATGATACCAGTGGAGGGCCGGCCCGTCGATCCGGTTGATACCGCCGCCAAGACACCCGGCTGCCAAATCGAATGCCCGATCTTCGTGTCCCCACTCGACGAATCGTTCGTCGTACCCGCCGAGTTGCTTCCAGAGCGTAAGCGGTATGGCATTCGCACCTGAGACATGATTCCGACGGCGACGGTTTGTCTTAGCGAGTTGGTGCGCATCGATCTTCTCCATCGATCGTTTCTGCATTTGCCTTGTTGTCGCCGAACTGAGTCGCGTGTACGTCGTAAAGGCATGCGTCATCTGTCCGGTCACCATCGCAGAACGGGCAGCGTCGTAGATTTGCACATGGGGCACCCATGTGTCAGCATCAACGAATACCAGAACGTCTGCGTTACCCGCCCACCGAGCCGCGTCATTGCACATCGCCGACCGGCTATCTCCTACCCCCTCGAAGATCGGCAGGTTGGCAGCCTTCCACCAACGAACGCACCACTCATGAGCATTACGCCGCCATGGTTCATCTGGGTTGTTCCACGGCATGCACAGAGCAATACGAAGTTCGGGCATCACGATCGTAGGCGATTCGGGTTTGACTGTCGGACGAATACGCTGTCGCTTCAGATTGGCTGCATGCTGGGCAGGAGTGCCCCAACTGTGGTGCCACTTATGTTCGAGGAAGACCCAGGGTTGCCCGCCGCTCTGGCCGAGTCGCGCCTTCTCTAGGTAGTGCGCTGGATAGAACGCACCTGGCGGAAGGAGGAGAACATCGTCACGGCCGGGGAGGATCTCGGTCGTTCCACCCGGACCTGACGCCCATGCATCCTGACCGCCCTCAATCGCCTCACGGGCACGCCCGATCAGATCAAGCCAGGCTGGGTGCTCTTTGACAGCGCCCATCACGGCGTCGGGTACGACCTTCTCATCTTCCCAAGCGGCGAACGCCTTGCACTGGAGGAGTGGATCAAGCGGTCGGTATGGTTCGACGTCGCTGTCGACGTATACGCCTCCGTGCGTGTAAATCGCCTCGAGCCGGATGAGACCGGCCTTCTGCGCTCCATTCTGACATCGCTCGAAGAGATCGCCTGTCATCGGCCAATCAACCGGATCAATCGGCTCACGGTACGTTCTGAGGTCCCAGTCCGGATGGAGTTCTCCGAATTGCTCCCACCACCCCTCAACCTGCGCGCTCGTCACTTCAGGGACGGTCCGGTGGAGAATCCGAGGGATCGTACCGACTGCCCGTTCATCGTTGAGATTGAGATTGAGTAGACGCTGGAGTCGTTCTGGATTCCACCTGACGGCTTCGTAACGACGCTTGAGTGCCTGATTCCGTATATAGGTGACAGACTTGCGTGACGCTTCGGGGGATTCTGGGTGCCAAAGATGGAAGCACTCACCCTGCACATTGTGGATCGGCATGTTGGTCATCGTTTCGCACGCAATGTGAAACCCAGTGTCTTCGAATCCCCAGCCGACAAATCGCTCATCAAATCCGCCAACCGCGTCCCACGTCGATCGCGACACTGCCACAGCGCAACTCACACTATCGGTGTACGTCCGACGGATCATCCTACTGCGGTGCCAGTCGCCGACGTATCCGTCGAGAATCGACATCGTGGCATGTTGACTCATCATATGACGTTTGTCGTGCGCGACAGCGAGTCCGCCTGTCCTGACGGCGTATTCGATGGCTGTACGAATATCTGCCGGATTACTGACTGTGTCACTGTCAATGATCAATGCCGCGTCCCATCGACCGTCAGCGTCAGCGTCAGCAAGTACAGATGCGGTATTGATCGCTGCAGATCTGTTGAAGGGGCCTGCATCATGATGACCCTCATAGATGGGCATAGCCGTGTGATGTTCGAGCCATCGCTTGCGACAGAACTCCCAAAGTCGGTCCCGATGGCCATGATCGAGTCGTCGTGGTACGAGGATGACGATCCTCACGACGGAGCTGTCCACTCGCAGATCGCGACGGCATTCGCCCACGGACCGTATTCGCTAACAACCGGAAACTCATCCTGCAACCACCCATCGCCGCATCGACTGATGGTGCATGATCGCGTGAAATCCATGAGACCGCGATTGACCATATCATCGAGACTGCTATCAACGCCAGTCGGGAACGTCACAAGCAACTTCCCGCCAGGACGGGTGAGTCCTTTCAGTACGCCTACCGCAGCAGTACCCGCGCCTGTGTGTTCGATCGTCGAAATCGAACAGACCCACGGGTACGTGATCTTGCCACCGCGAGGCAATGGCTGAAGATTGAGCAAATCTGCTTCGATCACCTGCTGTCGTTGGTACCAAGCCGACTTCTCATACAGATCGATGACATTGTGCCGCCGTCGATCATAATGGCCGAGTACGTTGCCGACCTCGAGGCCGCGGTGGATCATGTTTGCAGGGATCTGAGTCTCGAGCCACCAGTGCGCGATCGCAACCTCGACCATCCGTTCATTCAGGTGCGTGAGGTTGTACATGTGAAGGAAGTACGGAAGGATCTCATCATGATACTCGAACTCGGTGTCAGACATACGGACTCCTTCTCGGCAGGATATCTTCGATGAACTCCTTGAGTGATGCGAGACTCATCGGCGAGGACGACAGGAATGGCCCATCCGGGATAGCACCTCGAGCGTTACGCACTTTCGCATTGTGCGTCCGCTCTCCTCCGATACGGCATATGTTGCCGTACCATGTTCGCCATTTGATACCGCCAGGCGAGAGTTCAAACGCTTTGAAGACATCATCACGAATGATTGGCAATGGGACGTGTGTCCCGTCGTATGTGAGTGCATCTGGCATGTCGAGTGCAGCGATCGTCTTCTTGAATCGCTTCCCGATCTGATCACTCGGATGATAATCAGCAGCTGGCCCGCCGTGAAGGATCGGCACCCGCTCGAGAGGCACCATGACGTAGAAGTCATCGTTGAAGTACACGCATTCGTCTGCGATGTCTGGATCGTGAAGTGCCCCCTTGAGATTTGCCTCAATTGAGTCGAACTTACTCCGAGAGAGTCGGGGGACTGGCGCATGTACGACGTTCTTCACCCAGGTGGGGCACGAACCGCCGATGATGACTCGACGATGCGGCAGATTCCCGAGTGAGCGGAGTGAGTATCTCAGCGCGTTATTCCGCTCGCCAGGCTTGACGACGTACACGATGTCTGGCAGGTCGTCCACCATGACATTGTACCATAACCCTATTGGCGGGTGCCCCCGCTCGCGAAGGGACACCCGCCGGAGGGTCAGGCGGCGAAGCCTGACGCCGGTTCAGCTACTGCCAACGAGCGGCAGGCAGCCGCAGAACGCATCTGGCGCCGGGATGGACGTCCACTGCAGATGCGCGTGCGCGTCGCTGGGAAGCGGATCGATCAGCGGGCCGGCGACATTCGCGACGTCCTGCGCGACGACATCGTACGGGCCGGAGAGCCAGGCACCGTTACCCTTGGTGTAGCCGGCGACAGTAAAGTTGATCGCGTCGTTGGCGATGGTGAAGTCGCCAAGCGGTCCCGCGATGACGTACGGGAAGAGGACGTATCCGAGGCTATCGACCGGATTGACCGAGTCAGGCGGGCAGTCAACGCCGGGAACACCCATCCAAACCTCAAGCGCGTACCCGCCAACCTTGACGCCTTCGAGCGTTTGGAAGCCGACAATGGTCAACCCGTCGTAGTCGTAGACGGGGTTGGAGTGCGTCACGAGACTCATCAGCGACGGATCGACTTCGCAGAATTCGATCGAGAGCGTGTGGTTGGTGAAGACATCCGGCGCCCGGAGCTGGTAACACAGCTCGCCTGCGGCGTTCAACGGTCGGATGCTCGTTCCAGTGATGGTCTCACTGCCGACCGAGACTTGGACGAATCCGCTCGATACGACACGAGCGCAGTCATCGTCCTCGATCGGGGCACCGCAGGCATCGACTGCAGTGACTCTGAGGCGACGGCCCTGGGCGAAGGGGAAACACTGTGCGGGCATGTCAGGAGCCTCCGGTGCATACTGTAACGGGGAAGGTTACGGTCAGGTTCAGGCAGGGATCGAACACGGCAAGCGCCAATCTCTGCGCGTACGCGGCGTCTGTGTTCTGGCGCCACTTCATCGGCGGAAGACCGGTGACACCATCAACGAGGGGGTAAGCAGTAGTGACACCAGCGAATACCGGTCCGGTCGCCCAGAGACTCACCTCATCGACTTCCGGCACGGGATAACCAGGACTGATGATGATCGGAATTCTAGCAGGACTGAGTCCATTGTCGTCGATGAGGTCCTGCGAACGAAGGTAGGCAGCTGCCCGGAATGGTACATGAATGACGGCGTCCGCTCCGAAACCGACATCAGCGATTGCCTGCTCGAGACATGACATCGCGTCAACAGCCGCAGTGCCAGCCGTGATCAGATCAGCATCGGCTAGTGCCGGGTTGGTAGTGCCAGCACCCGTCGCGAGCAGACGCCCTAGTGCCCACTCAGTTGTGGACTCGAGACGATCGGCCGCGATGTCGGTATGACCCAACTTCGACAGCGTGGAACACGCCGATGACTGCTGGACGAAGATCGGCTCGAAGAAGACGCCTTCTCCAGGACGAATTTCAGTCCGGTCGGTGACGACACAGGGAAGATGGAACTCGGGCTCTTGGCACCCTGTACCGAGGAACCCGACACCATTCTCCCAGCCGTCCGGGAGCGGAAGGGCCTGGGCGAGAATTCCGCCAGGCAAGCGCCTTCCGCTGCCGAGATCGACCGGCTCATGAAGCATCGTCATGCGGACTCGTCACATCCGGGGGCGTTCATGCAGATCCCGACGGGGATGTTCAGTCGCTTGGCGTTGCATCCGCGAGCGAGGACTGCACCGAAGTCTTCGGCGAAGGCACCGACGGCGTTCTGACGGGCGAGGTCCATGTCGCGGATCTCAACGCCCATATTGAAGCCGCCGCCCTCGAGGTATGAGTAGTACCCCTCGGGTGCGAGGATCGTGCTGGCCAGCGCCGGATAGTCGGCCAGGGGACCGTCTTCCTGCACTCCTGGCTCGATCGGATCGGTGTCGATCGACCAGGTGAGGTTGGTGTTGGCCTGGGCAGCGACCGACGCGATCATGCTGTCGACGACCGTGGGGTCCTGAACGTCGACGAGGCGCCGGTTGATCAGGTCGTTGTGGATTGCTCCACGCATCCAGCCGGGGAGCCACTGGTGAAGTTGGACGTCGGTGTAGCGCTGATCCTGACGGATGGTGTCCGAAGCGAGGCGAAGGCCGGTTGCCCAAGTCGTGAAGACCGAACCGGTCGCCTCGACGGTGTGCGTGGAGCTGACACCAGCGATCATCTGCGTCCAGGTCTTCAACTCGGCAAGCCGAGCCTGCAGGGCGAGGGTCGCCTGCAGGATTGCCACCCACTGTTCGGTGGCGAAGCGCCGCTGGAACTCACCGATGGTCAGGCACCGGTAGATCGCGTCGACGATGGTCGTGTCCGCCTCCGGACATTCGATGAAGGCGCATTCCTTCCACGTCTCGGGATCTTCCGGATCGACGGCTTCGTCCTGCGAGCAGAGCCACGTCCAGACGCCGTCATCCGGGAGACAAACGGCCGGGAAGTAGGTGACCGCTCCGGTGCTCTGGACGCCGATGGTCGGGAGTGAGTTGCGAATCGGCGTATCCGTCGAACTCAGAACGTTCTGCGAACGGATGGGCGTCGGAAGCGAGCAACAACCGCCAGCAGCAGCAACGGCCTCCGGGCCAGTAAGGCTGTCGAGGAGTCGAGTGTTCCCTTCGGGCGTACCGGGCAGGATGAAACCCTCATCCATGTGATTCTCGAACTGGATGATCTCGGTTCGACCCTTCGACGGCGAACGGACGAAGCGCCGGAATGCATCCGCCGCTTCGTAAAGGGTCGGGGCTGTGGTGACCTCGTGCCCAAGGATGTAGATCGAAGCACCGCCAGCACCGGCTGCGATCGCCTCAGGTGCGGGGGCCGGCGGGCGGACCCGAACTCGAGCGGCGGCTTCGCGGAGTGACAGCGTCCGAGCGGCGGGCGTCCGAGCGACTGCGGCGGCGACCGGAATCTGCTCAGGCTCGGCACCGACGGCGGGCGGAGGGAGTTCGACGACGGGCGCGACTTCACCTTCGACGGGCGGAACTTCTTCCGCCTCTTCACCTTCGACAGGCGGAACCTCTTCAGGCTCTTCCGGCGCATCCGGATCCTCGACCTCGGCGACGAGTTCGGCGACCTGCTCCGCGAGAGCGGCGGCCTCGGCCTCGGCCTCGGTGAGGGCAGTGCCCGCCGAACTGAACGCGGAGCGGAGTGTGGTCAGGACCTCGAGGTCCGGAGTCTCACTCCGCGCCTCGGCGTGAATCGCCCTGGCGAGTTCGGTCCGAGCGGTCGTCAACTCGTCGATCGTTGGGCGATTGTCGCCGCCGATCCTTTCGATGATCGCGAGAATCGCTTCGAGGTCCATTTGATCCGTCTCCTCAGTCGCTGTAGTTCTGTGGGTGCCGCGCTATGCGCTGCGGCCCTCCGACTGCGCTATGCGACTGCGCGGTGGACCTATCTGGTGCGGACTGTAGCAGGCCGCTGTGCCTTTGTAAACCTCAGTCGGAATTCGATGGGTTCTTGAACAACTTCGGCTTGGTGGCAGAATCGTTGCCGTCGAGTGCCTTCTTGAACTCATTGACGACGGTAGCAGATGCTCCGTACGTGAGACCGATGAACAGCAATGACAGCCCGCTAGCGGCATTGAAGGGGACGTCGGTGCCTGGAATTGGGATACCGCTGAAGTCGGTCTCGGCGAACAGGAACACGCCGATTACGCCGGCAGCCCACACCGACAACTGAGTCAGTGCACTACCCCATTGAGTGTTCTTGAGGTAGGCGAAGAAGTTGATGACGGTGATGATCAGCGACGTAAGAAGCGCTGCTGGGAGGATTACTTCCAATGGATTCTCCTAACGTAAGGTGCAATTACTCTTGCACTTCTTGCGACCGCAGGTGCGCAGCGTACATCTCTCCGAGAGCGAACTCCATACGGCGAAGTCGCTCACCGACGTCATCGCTCACGAGTTCAGCATCATGCCAAGTGCCACATCCCTCGCCGACGACAGATGCTGATGCAGCCAGGCCGCCCGTGTATTCCTGGTACGTCATCCAGCCCTTCGGGAATCCGCCGACATTCACGGCTGGCAAACCGACGAGCGTCGCACGACTCCGTGTCCCGTTGACCGGATACTCCCAGTGTCCCGAAACATCACTTGCTTCAAAGGCGTAGATCTGTTCCTTTGTCGCACCAGGCCGGATCATTCCCGAGAACCATACCCCGTAGCGGTCCAGGCCAACCCGAACATCCGCAACTGCGTGTCCAGTGTTGTCATAGAACTGAGTCGCCTCGAGGACGCCGATCCCGGTCTGACAGTGACCACCACTGACGCAAATCACGCCAGTACGAAGGCCGCCGGCAGCAGGTGCCCGCCCGCGCATGAATCCTTGGAGATCGCCATCAGGCGGGTTGACGCACTTATCAGGGCGCCCCCGGAGGCAGATGCCCTGCGGTGTGATGTGTCCATACGCGTGACTGTCGTCAGTCACCGTCGTCGGGCAGCTCCAGATGCTCCGGTCCGGGTCGTACCGCAGGCGTGCGTCAGTCGTGAAATCGCCAAACTTCGGGTCCTGGAACATCCACTCATGACCGGTCCAGTCACCCGACATCGCCGATGCAGCAATGGCGCCTGTCGCGATAGCGAGTTCGCCCGACGCGGCGAGACCGAATCGTTCACCGTCGACCATGCAGATCGCGGCAGTGTCGACGATCGCGAGATGCCGGACCCGAGCGGACGTCGTAACGTACAGGACGTCATCCGCTGCGAATCGGGCCACCACAATCCGTTCACCGTCACTAGATTCCTCGAGCTGCGGCGGATCGATGCTCGCTTCCTGGACTGCACCAACCTCGATGAGTTCGCGCTTGACTCGTACCTCGACGTCTTCGCTATCCAAGCGGAGTGACACGCCGACGGCACCCTGCTCGAGGACCTCACGTGCCCGATCGACCAGTGCTTGAAACTCTTCAACGTCGCTGTCCTCGACGTATCCGTCACCCCAGATCACGCCATTGGACCGGCGGGTGATGCTCTCAATGGCACCGAGTACAGACCCGGAGTGATCGCCATCTTCAGAATCCCAGACGATCGGAACCGGCAACACGCCGTCCCACGTGAGCGAATTGTGCTCAAGCAGACGACCATCTCCGGTCGGTTCACCTTCGACCGCTAGCGGCCCTGCAACGGGTGTCCGTCTCCGTACCATCAGATCTCCTCTAACTCGACCGGGGACACTAGCACTGTTTCGGCGATCACATCCACCATCTCATCCGGCACCGGAGGCAGCGGCCACGAGCAGCAGGTAGCAAGGCACCAATCTGTGAATCGATCAGCAAGTAATTGACGACTTACTGAATTTGGATGTCCTTGTCCCAACCACCAATCTGCGAGTTGATCAGTTGCGGGATGAATTGCAGCACGAAGATCGATACCGAGACTTGCGAGTCGATCCACACCGAGCAAACTTGGGAGCCGACCGTTCGATACGGATTCAGGGTCAATCTCTAACGGAGGTTCGATACCGGCGCCATTGAGTCGTCCGAGTCGGGTCCGGGCAGCAGCACCGACTCGAGAAACGGCGGTCCGGGCTGCCATGGAAACAGCGGCCCGGAGAGCCTCAGTTGCTCCATCCGACAGAACTGAACCAGACGCTCGAACAGGCTCATTGCCGGCAACCTCACTGGGGTCAAGTTCTCGGGCGGCACCTGGGTTACTTCCCTTCCGGAGGAGGACGATCCGGTCGAGGTCTTCTTGAGTGGCGGCATCTTCTTCCTGGATGCCTGAAACTCGACGGACGAATGCGGCATTGACGAGTCCGCGGTCGTAGAGATCCTTCGCATCGGCGACACTGTGCCGACGAGCGAGAAGTTCAGTGGCATCCGGATTCACCATGACGCGCTTGTCGTCAAACTCTTCCGCGAGGATCATCTTCAGTGCTCGCGCGTAGATACGCCCGACGAGTTTAGCGATCGGCTCGAGGTGGCTACGGTACGTCGACTCTTCGACTTGGAATGCGACGGCTCGGTTCGTCGCGGTCATACCGAGCAGAATCTCGGGTGCGATCGGGAACCCCCAGGCGAGGCGTTGGATGAGGAATCGCATCTTGTCGTCGAGTCGCTCATCGAATCCGTCTGTCGGTGGACGTGTCCATTGAACTGCTCGAGCACCATTTGACAGCGCACCGGTCATCATCTCGAATGGACCACGGAGAAGGATTGGGGATGCGCTACTTCGCCGCGGGTCGACGATTTGCGCATTGATCGCTTCCTCAAGGCTAGCTGAGAAATCACCACCCGGCGTTGAAAGATCAAACTCATTCGCGACGGTCAGAATCCCCATCTGCGCGATTCGACTACGGTTCTGACTGTACGCGAGGTCCTGAACCTGCTCAATCTCTTCGAGCACATCGATGACACCACGGAGTGGCGGGTCAGCGACCGTCGGCTTGGCCGGGTGGGGCCAGATAGCGCGAAGGTTGAGATCCGCTCCCTCAAGCAACTCTTTCCGGTGGTCGTCAACGACGCTGACCGGAAGCCAGAGCGCATCGGGGTCACCGGCGAATACCGGACCGGCCAATGCCTCAAATCCGGGCTTGCCGGACAAAGTCTCGAGCGCCGCTTCGGTCATTGCAACGTAGTTGAGTTCGCCGGCAACGATCAGGTTGGTCGTGATGTTGATCGTCGACTCGTTGTTCGCGACTTTGAGCATGAGCTCGTCGGATTCAGCCTGGTCAAGCGTCTTTCCGTCAATCGCGACGTCCCAATGGATGCGGCCGATCTGTTCAGAGATCCAGCCCATGACAGAGCGGACTTCGCCGATCGCGCCCTGATTCGCGCGAAGTCCGGCTGAGTTCGTTCCGTCTGGGGCGCCGTAGTACCGCCATGCCTTGGCTTGCCATCCCAGATTGGCGGTAGCGATTGCGCCGCCCTGACCGAGGAGTACTGCGCCTGCTGCACTGACCATCAGAGGTCAGCTTCCGAGCAATTGACGACGAGTCGTATGTCATCTGCAGCGATGACGCCCGCAGTTCCATAGAACTTCACGATGTACGGGCCGTCGTCTGTGAATGGCGTCGGGAAAGTGAATGTCCACGTCCCGACAGTCGGATTCTCGAGATCTGTTTCGTCGTACTCATCGATGGTGGTCCCATCCGGGTTGCGAACTCGAACGAGGATACTCGTCGGGTCTGCCGGATTCCCATCGATATCCGTGAAGAGTCCTGTGACAGTCGGTTGATCGCCGACG